CCGTGAACAGCCTCGTCACGAATAATTAATCTAATAAGGTCTGCTGTGTTTGTGAGCTTGGCTCTACTGGACCAGTGCATTGGTAGGTAGAACCCACTGTAGAATAGGAAAGATTCAAGTAGGGTGGATGCGACCTTTCGCTTGAGGGGATCATCACCACGATAATAGTCCAAAATAATGCGACCCTTGTTCTGTAAATGTTCATTCTCTTCACTCCATCTAAATGTTTCTTCTATATCATCTGTTGAACATAGTGTGGAAAACACACTAGAGTATGACTTTGCATGGACACTTTCCATGAAAGCAATGTTTGTAATTACTGCTTCTTCGTGTGGGGTTCTGGCATCAGGCATGATAGACATTGACCCCACAGTACCCTGAATTGTATCGAGCAGTGTTAAACCAGTAAACACCCTCATAGTGAGTGTTCTCTCGTGCTCTTTTAAGCTAGCCCAAGACTGAATGTCGTTAGAGATTGGTACCTTTTCGGGTAGCCAAAAGTTTGCAGTTAACCTATTCCAAACATCTAGGTCCACCGGATCTTGTACAGCATTCCAGTTAATTGGTCTTACAACATGCATGATACGCACTCCTCTACGTCGGTTCCTTCTAGGGCGAGCTGCCTAATACGAATATAATAAATTGTTTTAATACCCTTCTTCCATGCATAGATCTGAGCACGGTTTACATCACGGGTGGTGGCGGTGTCCTTGAAGAACAATGTCAGAGACAGCCCTTGGTCTACGTGCTGTGTTGCGGCAGCATAGGTGTCAATAATTTTGTCTGGGCCAATCTCATACGCATCGTCAAAGTATTCTAAATTGTCGTTGTTTAAGAATGGTGCGGGATAATAAACACGACCCAGTTTTCCTTCTTTACGAATTTCAATCTTAGAAGCAATAGGATGAATAGAGCTAGTACTATTGTTAATGTAGCTGATTGATCCTGTTGGTGGTACCGCCTGAAGATTCTGATTATACAGACCATACTTCATCACAGATTTCTTGAGCTTGGCCCAATCATCCTGTGTTGGAATATCAACCTTTGAATCCTTAAATAGTTTTTCTACCTTCTTTGTAGCAGGCTTCCATTCTGATAAGGTGTACTTATCAAAGAATTCTCCTGTGGCATACTTAGAGTTCTCAAAGCCATCGAATGGGTTTCCTGTCTTCTTGGCCATCTCATTAGAAGATTTGATAGCATGGAAAGCAACGGTATAGAAATAAATATTAGTAAAGTCAATACCCTCTTCAGATCCATAGTGGATTCTTTCTTTGCCAAGGTAGCCGTGTAGGTTCATCTGTCCTAGACCAATAGCTCTAGACTTCTTGTTACCCTCGGCAACTGACATTACGGACTCGATGTAGCTAAGGTCGGCAACAGATGTCAGAGCCTTTATGGCTGTGTCAATTGTCTTGCCAAAGTCTGGCGATCCCATAGCGGCAGCAATGTTTAGTGATCCTAGGTTACAGCTGATATCCTTACCAACCTTGTCATAAGACAGGTCTGCGTTATATGTTGTGGGAGTGTTTACCTGCAAAATCTCAGAACAGAGATTGGACATATTAATACGACCAGCAATTGGGTTAGCCTCGTTCACGGTGTCTTCATACACAATGTAAGGGTATCCCGATTCGAACTGTAGCTCTGCAATGGTCTCAAATAGAAGGCGAGCCTTCATCTTCTTCTTACGAATGTCTGGATTGTCTACCATTTCCTGGTACTTCTCAGTAACAGAGATGTCTGACATAGGCATTCCATATACCCTCTCAACGTCGTAAGGAGAGAACATGTACATGTCGTCGTTATTCTTAGCCAGCTCAAGCGTGATGTCTGGAACAACTACCCCCAGACTAAGAGTCTTAATCCGAACCTTCTCGTCAGCATTCTCTCGCTTGGTGTCAAGGAACTGCATAATATCTGGGTGGTGTGCATTAAGATACACCGCGCCCGCACCCTGACGGGCTCCAAGCTGGTTAGCGTAACTAAAACTGTCTTCTAATAGTTTCATTACTGGCAACACACCAGAGGACTGGTTTTCAATCTTCTTGATTGGTGCCCCTGACTCTCGTAGATTTGTTAGGTTAAGAGCTACACCCCCGCCTCGCTTCGACAACTGCAGCGAAGAATTGATGCCGCGTGAGATCGACTCCATATTATCTTCGATACGAAGCAGGAAGCAAGATACAAACTCGCCCCTCTGCTTCTTGCCCGCGTTAAGGAAGGTTGGTGTAGCTGGCTGAAAACGCCCAGAAATAATCTCATCGACGAGATCTTGGGCAAGCTTTTTGTCGCCCCTAGCAAGCATTAGGGCATTCATGCATACGCGGTCTTCAAATCTTTCGAGGTAGCGTTCACCATCAAAGGTCTTCAGGGCGTAGCTGGTATAAAACTTAAAAGCTCCCAGAAAGGTGGGGAAGCGGAACTTATATTCATATGCTTGTTTAAACAATGACTTTACGAACTCAAAGCCGTACTGATCTAAGATTTCTGTGTCGTAGTATTCATTCTCTACAAGATACTCCAGCTTCTCTTCTAGGCTGTGAAAGAAAACAGTATTAAGATTAACGTGGTCTAAGAAGTAGTGCTTAGCCGCTAGCTTGTCCTTGTCAAATTGAATCTTGCCGTCTGGCCCATAAAGGTTCAGCATTGCGTTTAGTTCGTGATAGCTATAGTTCTTATCCATAAAGTAAATTGAGCCTTTCTTTTACTGTCTTTACATCGTCTTCTGTGCCAAATATTTCTACCCTCGCAATGACTGGCACACCTGTCTTTGCACTAATTAAATCTGCGGCTCTGCAAAAGTGCTCACCGAAGTTTGTGTTTCCAAAACCAACAACACCACGCAACAACGCACGGTTCTCTCTAACGTTTAGAAAAGATCGTACTTGTCGGGGTATTGCTGCTCGTCCCTCGCCACCACCGTAAGTAGGTACCAGAAGGACATAAGGGCGATCAACGGTAATACCACGATCGCTCCTATCAATAGGTATCCTAATAGCGTCATTTTCATTAAGCCTCTCCACGAATCTTTTAGTATTTCCAGAATAGTTCGAGAAATATACAATGTCAATAGGTAACAATTGTACCGCCCTTTATACTAAATCTGGTGTTTGAATCTTAAAGTATGCCCAACATTTTGTGTTAGACAAGGCCAAAACGATCTAAGTAGTCTTTAACATCGTCTGGAATCTCTTTGGGCTTATATTGTATCACGTTGTCTGGAAGGTCCGCAACATCAACCTTGGGACGATCCCTAAATGTATGAATCTCTACCTCAAGGTTTGTGTTTCTGGGCGTGTGAGAGATAGCATTAAAGATTGATCCGCACACAGCATCCGCCAAGTCCTTTGACTTTTTACGAGGGTGGTCTACCCTGTTGTTTCTCATAATCTTAAGCTCTGTTAGTTCTTCAAACAACAAATCCATCGAGGGCATAACAACACGCTCTTCGTATACTAACATTGCCATATCCTCATAATGCTTCTTGGCTACCGACAGGGTTTCTGTTCTAATACCCACAGCCTTTAGCTCATTCTGAATATCAAATGATTGCCAGCGGTCAAAGGTGACTAGTCCGATGTCGAACCCCAGCCTTCTAAGGTTTTGAATCCACTGCTTTACTTCTGAAAGATCGACGGGGCCCTCTATTTTTGGCTCCCAATAAACTACGGCATCGACTACAACAAATGGGACAACCTGTTCATAATCTTTGATTACCTGTATATTTACCCACTTTTCTACGTGAGCAATTGCCACAGCACACTTGTCATGCTTTTGTGCAAGGTCGGCGTGGACATAGTACTTCTTGTCTGGGTCTGGCTTAAACGATTCGTCAAAGCGCTTAAAAGTATCGATGGGGTTTCTGCCAGTCATACATGCTTGAACCTTTTCTCTTTGTTTAAAGAAAGCATCTGAGGCAAAAGTTGGAACACACAAGAAGCGCATCATTGCGTCTCCAAGGTCTGTATAGAATGCTAGCTTGAAGTCTTCGATAGATCTTGTAGGATTTACTTCCCAAGTAGGTCTTTTAAGGGCAAAGGTGTTGGGATATTTATAAGAGACAATGTGCTCTTCGTCCCAGGTTATCTCTAGGTTGTTACCCTCGGCGTCTTCTGGCAAGTCTGGATTTAAAATAAACTTATGCTGTTTTTGGATAGTGTCTTTTTCAAGTATGGCTTCCTCGTACTTTTGAGAAATGAAGTCTCCTGGATACCTTGGGAAGGATAGAAGCACTACTTTGCCCAGGTCTGGAAAACGAGAGTCTACAGTGCCACGAAAGGCCTTGTAAATATTATCTGCGGTCTTTCCTTGGTCATTACCGCTGGCATTTTCGGTGGCAAAGCCAGAGATCTCGTCAAGGACTGCCACCATAAGGTTTAGACCCTCGTGTGATTCACGCTCAGAGTGACCAGAATAAACAGTAATAGATTTATCAAAATCAATGGAGTCCATCTTGGCGTAGTACTTGCCAGCAAACCAAGGAGACTTTTCAATCTTTGTTTTAAAACCTTTAAAGAAAACGTTCTTAGCCTGGGCAGCGTTAATAGCGATATTGATAATATCAATAGCGTCACCAGATGGCTTACCGTAATACCTGGCGGGATCTTTAAGACATAGCAACTTGTATACGATGTATGCTACTGCAACTGTAGAGGTAAAGTCTTTACCACTACCCTTGCCTAGCTGCAGAATGATTTCGTTCTTTGTAAACTTCTTATAGTATCGACTACCCTCTTCGTGACCCATAAGCTCTACAAGATCTTCTTTCTTGTAGATCTGACTCATTGCCTCTACGATGTCATACTGAATTGGAGAAAGTGGAGGCTGATTGAGGAAGGCTTCGTCTTCTACAAAGGTCTTAGCATCCACAGGAATCTCTTCAAATGGATTATCTTTAAGTGCCTCTAGAAAATCATCAAACATTGTTTACAATTGTTACCGTTTCATTTAGCTTTTCAGAAGCTTCTGACAGCCTCTTCATAATCTTATCTCTGATCTCTGGATGTTCTGCAGCTACGTCTTTAAGAATACCCATAAGGATATCTTGCCTACGCTCGATCTCTAGCATCTCTTCTGCCAGCTCCTTATTCTCAAGTAGGCCAGCCTTCTGTAGCATTTCAATACGCTTGGACTCTAAATCCATAACCAGCTTGATTCCGTTGGTCTTAGCTCCTAGATTTGCTGTGGTCGTAGCCTCGTCAATAACCTCATAGGCCTGACTGATTAGCCTGCTATAGTGTTCGTCTGCCGCAGCTAAAGCCTCTTTAGCTCTAGCTCGAATAGCAGAGTTGTCAGACGCCATCACCTGCCACTCTTTTATTAAAGCAGCCACCTTGGTTCTTGGAATATCTAACTGTTTAGAGATCTTTGTAGGGTCATTACCTTTTAGGTATTCTCCAACAACTTTATTTACAGTATCAAGGTGCTGTACTAGCTGCTGTTCCTCGTTTGGCACGACGCTTACCCCTCTTCTTAGGAATTCTCTTTACTCGGTCTAGTCTGAATGCCCTTAAGACACCAGCTTTTCCTCGATACATTTCAAAGCAGTCTACCCATTGGGCGCCAGTCTCGGTATTTGTAACCAGACCATCAAACTTGAACCTCATTCCCCACTCATCTTTGATCTTGATGAGTTCGCCTTTTTCAATAATAAAACCATCTACCTCAATCTCTGGGTAGCTAAAAAACTTGGTGGGCGGAAGCTCTACCTTTTTACGGCGGGGCATGTTACTCCTTTGCGTGTGGTTTAGTTTCGTTTAGTGTACTGCTTGTTACTCTATTGTACACTGCTTCGGAGTGAAAGTCAATAAGGTTTTCTACCCCCGTATAAGATAGAGCACTCTTTAGTCCCGCATTAAAATCATTAATAATATCATTAACACTTCCAACAAAAGGAACGGTGGTCGCAATACCCTCTACACCGGATACAACGCCCCTACCCTCCTCCTGTGCCTCCCTAGATGCCATTCCTCGGAAGATCTTGTGTCCATTCACAATTTCTCCAGGAGATTCTTTTGTGCCAGCCAACAGCCTGCCCAGCATCAAAGCGTGTGCTCCTGCGGCTAGAGCCTTAGCGGCATCTCCAGAATTACGAATACCGCCATCGGCAATAAGACTCGGACCTTCGTTGTATGCAACTCGTTCCCTAATGTCCATAATGGAAGAAAGGGTGGGAACTCCGTGACCGCTGACTACTCGTGTGGTGCAAGCAGATCCACCACCAATGCCAACCCTAATCGAATCTGCACCAGCATCTGCCAGTCTGGCAAAGCCTTCCCACGTTGCAACGTTACCAGCCATAATGTGGATTTGGTTTCCAAAAACCTGGCGAAGTTCTTTTACTGCGTTAACTGCATATTCGCTATGTCCATTAGCAACATCTATCAGAACAAGCAGTGCTCCAGCGTTTACTAGCTTTACGGCATCGTGAGCAAACTTACCTCGTGCTCCCACAGATCCTCCTGCAGAACCACCTAGGGCTTTTGCAAGACTAATCTGCTCTACCTGCTTTTCAATTGGCATATATCTGTGAATAATTCCAAACCCGCCAGCCTTACGAATAGAGGATGCCATCTCGTGCTCGCACACAGTATCCATAGGTGCTGCAATAATTGGCATAGACATAGCTATACCATTAAGACCTGTGCCTAGGGTGGTAGACAAACTAACATCACTACGACTAGAAACCTCAGAATGCTGAGGGATCAAAAGGATGTCGTCAAAACCAACCTGATCCTTGTTGCTATACTCTCTCATACCCGTCTCCTTTTTACCTTTTAGACTTTCTTAGTCCAAACTTATCTAAATAAACATATATTGTTGCTACGCTAACACCGCATTCTTTTGCTATGTCTTGTGGTGTTTTTCTGTCTAACTGATACCGCTTCTTTAGCCAGAGCGGATTAGTATAAAGTTTAGCAGGCATACCTACTCCTTGTCAATTCAGCTTGGACCAATTACGAATAGCATAGTGCCCTATACCCACCGCATCAGCGATATCGTTATCACTAGTCTTCTTGTCATAATAGGTGTTGACAAACTTAATTGTCTTTTCTTTTCTTATTTCTCTCTCTTTTGTCTTATACCATGATTCACTTTTGCCTGGACTTGAAACTCTAAGGTCGGACTTCTCTACATGAGTCAGCCTTCCATTGCCGATAAAGGTTTGCCAGGCAACAG